AGGACCAACAACAGCAGTTATCCCAGCAATTCTAAGAGCTGTTTGTTTTTGTTCGGTATTTAACCCCCTTAGAAAACTTGTAAGCTCAGAGATAGATTTTTTGAACGGTTCAATGTTTTCTAGAATAAGTTTACCAAACTCCTCCGAAACATCACTCAAAGCCATTTGTAATTGCTGGAAAGGTCCAAGTCCAGCTTTTGCAGCAGCCTCAGCAGCTCCACCATATTGCTTTTCTAGTTCATTTAAGATGATAGTTTGCGCCTCTGCAAGTCTGTTAGTTTCAGCTAAAGATTTTATAGTGTTAATTTGTTCATCACTAAACTCAATACCTGAACGCTTTAAAGCTGATAAATTAGTAACTGGATTATTTAATGCTTTTCCTAGTTGGATTGAAGCACTTTTTAAGTCTCCATCTAATTTTGTTGCTAAATTGAGAGCTGCAATTTGAGTTTTTTCAAATTGTTCTCCAGTTATATTTGTAAAAGTTAATAGTTGAGCAGTTGCGTCTTTTAAGATAACTTCATCACCAAACAAAGTTTTTGTTTGTAAATCTGAAGCCATTTTTTGAAGCTGTTGTGAAGTAAAACCAACTGTTTGCCCAGTTGACCTCAAACCAGCTTCGACTTGCGCTACTGCTTTAGATTGTGCATCAAATGCTTTAACAGAAGCAACACCAAGAGCAGCAATTGGAAGCGTTAAGGACTTAGACAAAGTTTTACCTGTTCGCTGCATTGACTTTCCAAACTTAGTCATTGAGCGAGTTGCTTTTCTTAGTCCACTTTGAAACTCTTTGTCGTTTAATTTTAGAAAGAAACTTAATGTTTTCCCAGCCATTTTTAGCGTTTTTAAGCGTTCGTTTTAAGCGTTGTTTTAGCGCATTTAAGCAATTATCACCCCTCTGTCGTATATCTACCCCAAAAAGTTTAGTTCTTTTAATAGGGCAAATTTACTAGATAAGAGTTTTTAGTCATTTTCGTTGTTTTCTGGAATCTCGATTTTGTACTTTTTGACTGCATATTCAGCAGCTTTTTTCCGCTTTTCGAGGTCCATTTTTTCCTCTTTTTTCTCCCATTCAAACCTCACCAAATCGGTTGGGTTTAGCTTGGAATTTTTCTTTTTGTGTGGCTGTAAAATCAAACAAGCCAGCCATCTTGTCCTTTCCCATTCAAAGCGTTCTTTCATTTCGAACTGTTCATTTCGACCTCTTTGCAATAAAAAGAACTCGTGAAATGTTAAACTCCAAAACTCTTTGGGTAGTAAGCCAAAACCGTAGGCAATAGCTTCCAAGTCATCCCACTCTATTTTTTCTTTCGAGGTGTTTTCTTCACCTCTTTTTCGTTTCCCTCCTCTTTGAATTTTGCAGAGAATTGTTCTCCGAACACATCAAAACACTTTTGAAGTGCTTCAAAATCTTCGTCTAAAATATCTGCAATGTCCTCAATTGTCAAGTCAAAATCTTTTCCAGCTACTCTTGCACCATCTTGCAATCCAGCAATAATAAGCTGACAAGCATCGTCTAAAGATATATCTTGACCTAACTTGTCAAGGTCTTGCAAACTTGTGTTTGTTCTTTTACAATAAATCCTAAGAGCGTTCATTCCAAATCGAATCGGATAATCTTTTCCGTTAAGTATTACTACTTCAAACATTTTTCGTTGGTTTTAAAAGTTAAGTTGATGGAGAGAGCCGAAGCCCATCCCCACCAACGAAATAAATTAATTATGCTACCGTCAAAGTATCAGTTCCCTCAATAGTAACAGAATAAGTTGGAGCATCTTCTACCCCTCCAGTTATTTCTAGTGAAGTAATAAATCCAGAGCCGCTCATATTGTATGCACTAGGGTCAGATATACCGAAGATAAACGTTACTGGTGTTCTTCCCAGCATTTGAGTGAATAATTCATCCACTTCAGTATCTGAACCACCAGTCGCAAAGTCCATCAAACCATCAGCAGAAAGTGAGAAAGATTTTTGTCCTCCTATAATATCTCTGAATCCAGCAGAATCTTTTGTTGAAACATCAATTGTGTCTACATTTACACTTAATGATACACTTGTTGAGTGCATCAATTTTACATCAGTCCCCCCTTGTGAAGGACTAACTTTTAGGATTAAATCCGTACCATTAAAAATAGCCATTTTCTTTTTTGTTTTTAATTAATATTAGCTAATGTCTAAATCCGAAGGGGAGTCCTTCTTTTTAGATTTTTTTTTCGTTGTGTCTATTGCATTGTTTGCTTGTAGATAGTTTCTTACAACACGCCCAACCTCGTAAGATTCACCTTCTTTGTATTCCATATCTTATCTATTTATGTTAAATCTGAAATCCATTGCAACATAGTGGATTCCGTCATCTCCAAATTTATCGTCATATACATCGTTGGCATCTTCAAAGAAGCATTTGTCTATCTGGACTCCCTCAACTGTTTGACTTTTGTAATCTAAAGCAGCACGAACCTCAGCAGATAAATCTTGAGCTTCAGCGTAAGTAGTGCCGAAAGAAGTTATCTGGCATCTTACATAGTCGTATGTCGAAACACCGTTCTTTGTATTGTTGGGAGTTGTGTCAATTATGAAGTATGTGATTGCTGGCATAGTTTCTCCAAAAGGTATCTTTTGAGGAAATATCCTTGTCCCAACATAGTTAGAAACTCCAGCAGTGTTTCTTAATATAGAATTTATTGCTTTTCCAATATCCATTATAAACCCTTCTTTTTAAATCTTCTGTCAATAATACTTCTTAAACTTGGAATAATTGAACTTGCAACTTGTTGACCAGTTTCTTTCACGGTTTTATCCAAATATCTTTCACCACCTTCACCACCTTTTCCATATTCTATGTAATACATATATCCAGTAGGAAGCTTATCATTTTGCTTTCCGTTTGATGTCTTTCTTGGTCCAACACCAACAATCGGTGGTTTGCTTTTGGCTGTTCTAATATTAAATGCTCCTATTGATTTATACAAATCACCACTATCTCTGTGGTTTTTCAAATATCCTTTTAATGTTCTAACTGCTGGTTTTAGTGCTTTTCTCATTGCTTGTCTAACAATAGTTTTAGTACCTCTATCGAATGGAAGAAGTTTATCCAAGTCCTTTTGGATTTGGCGCAATTCTTTTTTATCAACTTCAAGCGTAACCATTAGTCAGTTGTTTTTTCTTCTACTCTTAAAATCAAACCTTCTTTTCTTCCTATCTCCTCAACAGAACGGATGAACCAATCTTTTGAATTATATTCAATATAATGCTTTGGAGAAATTTGTATGTCTGAACGATAGCGAATTGTCATCTTTGCTGGACTTGTTCCGATGAATGTGTCAGCTTCATAACCAGCTTTTCCTTTTTCAAATTCAAACCTTGCCCAAACAGAAGCAAGAGTTGCGTTGCTAGCAATGTTTTCACCATAAGCATTCTGTGAAAATGTAGCTTCTTTTATAACCACCAATCTATCTAGTTTCCCGATATTCATTATCCTTGTACTCTGTAAGGCATCAACAAAAATTCTGCCGATTGTGGTATCTCTTTGTAAGTTCTATCACTTACAGTTTGTCTTGTTTCGTAATAAGTCCCAACCATCAAAAGAACAGCTTGTTTGATTGGTGCTGGAACTTGTGAAGCAGCAGTAAAACCAAGAGTAAAATCTACACTCACTGCGTTTGGTTTGTCGTAAGTGCTTGGAATAGTTGCATCGGGTGCAAAGTAAATTCTTGCTGGCTTTATACTACCATCAGCAAAATAATTTGAAGAAGCTAGGGTTTGACTTGCATTGTTCTCATCAGAATAAGTGATTGAGTTGATTGTCAAAACTCTTAGCGTTCCTTTTAACAAATTGAAATAATCTGGAAAAGCATCAATATCTAAATACCAAGATTGTTCCATTATAGCCAGATTAGTGTAATTTTCAGCAGCAGAAGTTGCCACATTAATAAGCGTTGTAATGTAGTCATCGTCAGCAGTGAATGAACTATCTATTCGCAAATGTGTTTTTGCTTCTGCAAGTGATACGGGAGTTAGTGTTGGAGCTGTTTTCAATCTCAACTTTCCGTAACCCGTAGTAACTGCAATACCTAAATCTGTGTTTGTTATCATTTCTTTTGTTGGTAAAAATGGAGGAGAGCCAAAACCCTCCTCCAATTAATCAAATCAATTATGCATTTGCAATCTTAACGAAAGCAGTGTCATTTTGTACAGCATCACCATCTACAAGAGAAGTGATAACATAACGAGGCTCACCAGTTCCAGCGTTAGTGTAGATGTCATAAATCACATCTAAACCACCGAACTGAGCAATGTGTACTTTCGAGAAGTCACCTAACATATAGTTAGTTCCAGTTCCCGCAGTTCCACCAACATTTGAAGAAGTGAAAGCAAAGTATCCTAAGAAAGACTTATCAACATTGTCATAAGCTGGAGAAACAGAAGAAACTTGAGCAAGTTGTTTAGCTTGAGATAATGCACCAGAGTCTAATAACCAAGCCATTCTAGCACCTTGTA